TAACTTAATAAATGGAAGTAAAATCAAATAGTTAGGTGTTGGGTAATATTTTGATATTACCCGATTACCCGAAATATTACCCAAAGGGGGCAAGGCTAGGGTGTAGGGTAAGTAAGGTAATATATACTTAAGGTATATTACCAAATTACCCACCCGCAGCGGGTTTGTTCCGATCTTGTTTTAAGGTATAATTTTTATGTCGGCTAGGATCGCTTCCGAACGCAAGATTTCGCAACTTGCTGCCGACAATTCTTTTCATTGCGAGCAGCTACTTGCGAGGTAGGTATGAACGATTTCATAAAAGATTATTTAGCCAGCGGTAAACGATTCGATTCAGGGCGCACTTTAGGCATTGGCAAAAAACCAGATGACCGTTATGACCACGTTTGCGGTTTTGTAACAAGCGATGGGATTCACTGGGAAGTCTACAAACAAATGCGTGGACTTCACCCAGAGTGGGATAACGTTAAATTCGTTCGCAGCCCTGGTCAGATTGTTCGTGGTAATCTTGCGAATATAACGCTGGGTTGGAATGGCGAGCGGTTTGCAGATGCTAACTACCTACCCGAATTACAAAAGCGATACCCTGAAATGTTAGATAAAGCCTTAGTGGTATTGCATGAGTTCTAATCGCTTGATGCTCTTGTCGGTTGAAGTGATCCATTGCGGCGATACCGTTGTTGCAAAGGTCGAGACCGATGGAGCAGTAGCGAACGTGACAGAAGTTCTTGATTGTAACGGTGAGGTGCCAGACGACTTAGATTGGGCTATCATTGCAGAACTGGAGCGGTTTGCTGTGTGTCTTTGGATGGATGAGCAAGCCACTTGCTATTTGAGTGCTGAAGAGCACTAATTCGGGACGTTAGTGTTTACTGACACTGAAAATTTTTTACGGAAACAGAATTTATGGCTAATCAAGATCCTGTACAGACTGAAGAGGTTGTTAAGACTAGAGGCCGAGGGAGACCAAAAGGGACCCCCAATAAGACAACAGTTGCGCTTAAGACGGCGATAATGAATGCCTTCACTAAGGTCGGTGGCGAAGATTACCTAGTCACGGTCGCTAAGGATGACCCAAGAACTTTTTGTACGTTGCTAGGTCGCGTACTTCCGACAGAGCTTAAAGCAGAAGAGAATGCTGGCTCAGGCACGCTGGTAGTCACTTGGCAAGCGCCTGACGATGAATAGCGTTGTAATCCCTTACAAGCCCCGCAAGCTCGCCATGCGCTACCACAACCGCCAAGAGCGGTTTGCGTGCATTGTGGCGCACAGGCGCTTTGGGAAGACCGTAGCGGCGATTAACGACCTTATCCGTGACACAATCACCTGTAAGCTGCAAAACCCGCGTACAGCGTATATAGCGCCCTTCTACAGCCAGGCTAAAGCGGTCGCATGGGATTACGCTAAGTACTACACACACGCGATACCCAACGTGAAGATTAACGAGTCTGAGCTGCGCATCGACTTTCCCAACGGCGGCAGGCTGAAGCTGTACGGCGCGGATAACTACGATGCAATGCGTGGCTTGTACTTCGACTCAGTGGTGCTGGATGAGCCTGCCGACTTCCCCGCTAACGCTTGGCCTACGGTTATCCGTCCGGCACTCGCTGACCGTAAGGGACGCGCTACGTTTATCGGAACGCCTAAAGGCAAGAACGAGTTCTGGGAGATTTACGATTACGCTAGGTCGGCTAAAGATTGGTACAGCGTAGTTCACAAGTCATCAGACACAGGCTTGCTCGATGACGAAGAGCTAGACGAAGCTCTGCGTGTGATGGGGCAGGACCGATTCGACCAAGAGTTTGAGTGCAGCTTTGAGGCGGCGCTGACAGGTGCTTACTACGGCACGGAGATGCGCGAGCTTGAGCAGACTGGGCGCATTAAAGAGGTCAAGTACGACCGCTTGCTGCCCGTTGTAGTCTCATTCGACCTAGGTATGAACGACAGCACGGCGCTCTGGTTCGCGCAGTTTATTGGGGATGAGATACGCCTGATAGACTACTACGAGAACTCAGGCGTTGGCTTAGACCACTATGCGCAGGTGTTGCAGGAGAAAGGCTACACCTACGACCAATTTATCCTCCCCCATGATGCCAAGGTGCGCGAGCTAGGCACAGGCAAAAGCCGTGTGGAGATATTCCAGACACTAGGCGTATCGCCTATCACTATCGCCCCACAGCTTCGCTTGGATGACGGCATACAGACCACGCGCATGACCTTGCCGCGCTGCTGGATAGACGCTGAGAAGTGCCACCGAGGCATTGAAGCCCTGAAGCAGTACAGCCGCGACTTTGATGAGAAGGGCAAGACCTGGCGCGGTAGACCACGCCATGATTGGTGCTCCCACGGAGCAGACAGCTTGCGCTATATGTTCACAGGCTACCGCTCAAAAGCAGGCTGGTCAAAAGGCCCCATTAAACGCAACCTGCAAGGTGTAGCCTAACACCCTAATCCTGCTATACTGCTGGGTAATATTTAAGCAGGGTTGTGGGTGATGGCTGGGTTACTTAAATGGATAGGGCGGTCTGTCGATGACCTAGTTAAGCTGGGATACCCAGAAGAGGTAGCCAAGCGTATTAGTTCTGGTGAGCTTCCTATGGATGAGGCTAGTAGAGCGGCTAGGCGTGATGCTTTTGGCGAAAAAATGTATAGGGGATTGGGGCAAGCTTACCAAGAGGGTAAGGGGACTAATGCCACTACCTGGGCTACCCCAGACCCTACTTTTGCCTCTGGATACGCTATCGAGAACGCTGAAAAGCTTATAGACCCCGCTGCCAATGTCATACCTGTTAGGGTTAAAAGTGAGAACCCCCTAGACTTAGGGTTTAGAACATCTTTCACTGAAGTAAAACCGGATAATATCGCTAACAGAGTCGGTACTAGAATCCAGGAAGCTTTCGCTGAAGGTAAAATTACTCGTGAAGAGGCGATAAAAGCTGATGATGCTATATGGGATTGGTACGAGAACCTACACGATTTAGATAAGCAAGCTTTTAGACCAGTATTCTCTTATTGGAATAAAGACAAAGGTTTTGTTGATGCCTTAAAGAAAGCGGGATTTGACTCCATTAAGGATGCTGAAGTCTCTGCCGGTTCTTGGGGGTCATTGTCAGACACGCCCGACGTTAAAACGCTTGGGGTGCTTGATGACGCTAATATCCGCTCAGAGTATGCAGCCTTCGACCCCGAGTACACCGGACCAAACATACTAGGCTCTCGTATGGCTCCTACTGCTGTCGCTGGGCTACTTGGGGCAGCTGCGCTAACTGAGTCTCAGGACGCTGAGGCGGGTGTATGGGGTAAACCTGTATCCGAGGTACTAGCAGCAATAAAGCGCGGCGATAATTTTTTGTACCATTCTGGCAACGCAAAAAATGCTGAAGACATAGCTAGATTCGGTTTAGAACCGCAATACGGAGAATGGACTAGAGAGATATTTGATGGCGATCCAGATGCTTTAGATAGCCTTCCAGCAGCTACTTGGTTCTCAGAAAGACCTGATTGGGTCACTGCTTTGGCGGCTAGATCAGGAGGAGTCCCCATACCCAGCGCAGATGCCGAGACAGTAAGAAAGCACGGTTTGCTTGCTATAGTGAATCCAGAAGGTGATTTTCATTCCCCTTCCGACTTTTACCGTATGCCGGATTATGAATCTCAGGCTATGGATGGGCAATACACACCTGTTACGGATTTGACTGGCGAAAAGATGCGGCTCTATGACACACCATTATACGATTACGATAGTGGGTATGTTCACGGGCTAGAGCCAAATGATATTGTAACTACAGAAGCAATAGAACCAGAGACAGTTTTAACTGGCGACGATCTTGTTGAATTTATGAAAGAAGCGTACCCAAATCTTATAAAATCAGGGCGACTTCCTTCAACCGCTTCGCTATTCAACGCTATAGCCGCCGACAACCAATCTATGCTCCTGGATAGCTACATGAGCCAGTTAGGCGCTGATAAGAAGCCTGATATTTATAACTACGGCAAAACATTTCCAATCAAGCGCAACAAGGTTACCGGTGAGTACAGTTATGCGACGACAGGTATACTTGAAGAGATGCTACGTGGCCTGCTAGACATAGGTGAAAGCCGTAAGTCAGGCGTAATCACTAACCCTAATTCAATATTGGACGTATTACTCTAATGGCTATATCAACATACGCAGAGCTGCAGACAGCTATTGCTGACTTCCTCAACCGAGACGATCTTACATCTGTCATACCTACGTTTATCACTCTTTCAGAAGCTCAGATGGCTCGAGATATACGGCATTGGCGGCAGGAGAAGCGAATCACGACAACGCTGGATGAGACGTTCGAGATCATGCCTGCAGACTTTATTGAGATCGACTCGCTCTACATTGATGATAAGCGACAGCTTGAGGTGATTTCTC